ACCGACCACACGCTGGAGGAAGTCGGCCAGCAGTTCTCGGTGACCCGCGAGCGCATCCGTCAGATCGAGGCCAAGGCGCTGCGCAAGCTCAAGCACCCCAGTCGCTCGCGCCTGCTGCGCAGCTTCCTCGACGGCTGAAGCCCGGCGAATCCCACCGGACCGCGCGGCTGTCGCCGCGCTCCTTGTGTTTCGAGGCAAGACATGAGCACGCCAGGAGGCGCGCGATCCGCTGGGGAGGCAATCTCCATCGCCTGCCCTCTTGCTCACGTGCACTGATTGCTCTTACATCGCCGCCGCGCTTGGGCCTGTAGTTCAGCGGTTAGAACGGGCCGCTCATAACGGTTAGGTCGCAGGTTCGAATCCTGCCGGGCCCACCATGCGCATCTTTCCATCCTTTCTTTTCAACAACTTAGAGGGAAAATTGGCAAACCTCTCAGGAGGGTTTGCCACCGGATGTTCCGGTTTCGAGCTTATGCACGACACCCCGCGCCAGCTTCCGCCGGTTGGCCGCTCGGGTGTATCTCTGGACTTCGGACAGCGATTTCCAACCGCCCCACGACATGATCTCGAACTCGCCGCAGCCGGCATCAGCCAGCCGCGTCGCGCCGGCTTTGCGAAGACCGTGCGTGTTGTAGCCCTTGGGCAATCCGGCCTGGGTGCACATCTCCCGGAACCAGTTGCCAAAGCCGGCGGCGGTGAACGCCTTGCCGCCTTCCGTGACCAGGAACGTCAGCTGGTCCGCCGGCAGCTTGTCGAGCGCGGCCTGCAGTTCCGACAGCACGGGGATCTCGATCGTAGTACCGGTCTTCTGCTGCCGAATGGCTAGTGTCGGTCCGTCCGGCCCGGACTGGAGGTGCTGGCGGCCCATCCGCACCAGGTCGCCGCGGCGCTGCATGGTATTCAAGCCCAACTCCATCGCCAGGCGTGCTCTGGTGCCCAGCGGATGCTTGGCGCGGAAGTCGGCGATGTCATCGGCCGTCCACACGGGATGCCCCTCTGACCGCGTCCGCACGCGCTTGACCCCGATCGTGGGGTCATCGCTGCGCATCCCGATGTCGATCGCGAAGGTCATCATCATGCGCAGCATCTTCAGGAAGTTGTTAGCCGCGGCCGGGGTGTGCGTCTTCTTGGCAAGCATCGCCTTGACGTGCTCGCGGCCCAGTTTCGCCACGCGCTTGTCGCCATGTTCGATGCGGAAGCGCTCGATGATGTTGCCGTACGTGGCCTGGGTGCTCTTCGCGAGGCTGGTATAGTCGGCCGACCGGAAATAGCGCGCCACCAGCGCATCGACGGTGCCGGGTTTGGTCCGGTTGGCCCCGATCTCGAGCTTCGGCGCGGTTTGTGGATCGAGCGCCGCGGCATAGGCTTCCATGAACTCCTTTGACCCAGGCAGGCCGGGCAGCGGCACCAGCTTGAACCCAGGACGGCGGACGTAGAACAGCACATTGCCATGCCGGGTCTTCACCCGCTTGATGTGCTTCAGCCTGATGCGTGTCATGCGGCGGCGCTATCCCACTCGTTGGGACCATCATCGTCGCCCTGCGCTGGCAACGCCCGCAAGGCCGATTCCAGTTCATCGCGCAGCCACACCAGGCGGGAGCCTTCGCGCCGAGGTGCCGGCATCTTGCCTTCAGACACCATCTTGTCGAAGTGGGCAGCGCTGAATCCGGTGTACTCGGCGGCGACGACACGCGACATGCCGAAAGGCCAGCGCGGGGAATGGCCGAGCGTCGCCACGCTCACCCCCCTGCCGGCGCCGGTCGTGCCCGCAGCCGGGCGAGATCGGCGGCGCGCATGCACAACAAGCTGTTCTTGTGCGGTCCGTCCTTGATCGTCGGCAGGATGCCGCGACGCAGCCATCGGCTGATGGTGCGCTCGGACCGACCGAGCGCATGGGCGATGCGCTTGCGGCCGATGATGAGAGAACCCGACCCGCCCATTGCCGGATGCAAGGACGGGTCGGGCGTCACTCGCGTCATCCGGATGGGCCAAGCGCGGCCGCGACGCGGTGATTGTGAATGTCTCATGCGTCCGCCCCCTTCACGAGGAGGGACGCGTACAAGCGGCTGATTGTGGGTAGCCCGACGGTGACCCGTGTGCGTCGATCGCTGTCGGCGGAGCCGCGGGGGACGTTCTCCATATCATCGACGTTGATTCTGAAGCGCCAGTCGAGCTGTACCGGCGCGTTCATCCCAGGGGTTTCGAGCTTTATTTCCGCGTAGGGGTAGGGGCCGTAGAAGCTGACCACGAGTCGGCAGTGATCGTCTGCGAGCGTCTCCCGATAGGGCTGGGGCATGTTCGCCCACGCGTCATCCATGAACCCCTTCTGCAAGAGGAGCATCTCCGGCGCGCCTTCGATGAGGATCTCCAGCGCGTCCCCGAAGTTTTCCGCCTGGTCCAACTTGCCCAGTAGGTCATCGCGGCCGCTCAGGTCGGGGCCGTAGTTGACCCCGACTAGTCGCCGATAGAGCGGAACAAGGACCGACGCCTTGCGCGGTGTCTCGGACACGTTGACGCCGATGAGCAGGCTTGCCGCCTCCCGTGGTGTCATCTCTGCCGAACCCACGCCGCGCTTCGTCGTCGGGAGAAGCCCCGCCTCCCGAAGGGTACGGGCGAAATAGTCGATGGTGGCGTGGTCGCGGCCGTCGCCTGTCGCCAGCGCCGAAACCAAGGCGGGAAGCTTTGCCATCGTGGTCACCTCATTCTGAGTGTTTCCCAGAATGAACGACAACGCAAGCATTTTGTGTGACACACAGAATGACCCCGCCTGTGCGGCGGGGCTGTGAGAAATCGAGGGACCGCCGCCGAAAGCGATCGGGGGGCCCGGGTGGTTGAGGTATCAGCCGCCGTATGGATTGGGCACCGGGCCAAACGCGTCCAAGGCGCCCTCGGGCACCAGGGCCACCGCGCCGGCGAACACCGGGACATGGTCCGGGCAAAGCGAGGAGATCCCGGCTACGTAGATTCGGGCCGCCAGCGCGACGCCGAGGGCTGTCGTCGGAATGGCAGTCCTCATCCGTTTCATCGCCAGGTGCATGTCGTCCTGCGCCTCGCTCTCGGCCTCCGACAGGGCGTCGAGGTTGTAGCGCTTCCGCAGGTCCGCGATCTCCCGGCTGCGCTGCGCGCAGTGCCGCCGGATATAGCGGAGGACTCGTTGGTCGCCTTCGTGGTCGACCGAGTCCCACGTCTCGGCGTTGACCCATTCCCTGCCGGTCAGCGTGAAGACCCGCTCGTCCCGGCCCTTGCCGCTGGACAGGGCGATGCCGCGCCAACCGCCGTGCACATAGCTCGGCAGACCCTTGCTCGCGTCGCGGTACGCCTTCTTTGCGGCCACGTAGGCGTCACAAGCCGCGACCCAATCCTTATAAGCGATGATGAACGGGTCGGGCTCAGGTGCTGGTGCGGGCAGCGCAGGCGTTGCTGCCGCTGCGGCAACTGGCAGCGCAGCGGCGGCGGTGCCGCCGAGCAGCGCGGCGAGGGCGCCGCGGCGGGTTGGCAGTGTGTGCACATCGGATGTCACGGAGGTTGCTCCCGAACATGGGCCATGGGAGGCCCTACCCAGCGGGACGGCGCTGGTGCCGGGGGCTGAAAACCGACGCGAATCGGCGAGCTTCTTTCCCTTGCGGGTGTTGCATCCGCTGCACCCCCGGCAAGGGGCGCGCCATGCCGCGCAGACACCGGGCATGACAAAGGCCGGCTACCGGCCGACCCTACGGTTCGCGTTTTCACGGGTGTTTTCAGCACCCGGTCACAGGGTGCGCGCGACGGGCGGCGCTGTCAACGTTCGCTGTTGGACCAATCTAAATTGGACCGGAAATTTTCCCGAAGGCCGGCCGGGTTGTGTCAATGTCGGAACAACAACCAAGGGGAGGAACGATTGAAGATTGAACTGCTTGGCAGGCCTGCCGCCATCGATGGAGCGCCAGGTGCCTGCTTCGTCTATACCACCAATGGCCGTCAGCACATCGCTATCCGTGCCGAGCGGCGAGTTGGCAACTTACCCGAAAAATGCTTCGTTCGGCTGACGCAGAGCGCTTCGACGATGTTCAATGAACCGTGGCCGGCTCTGAAAAACTATTCAACCGTCAACGGCGGCGCGGTGTTTGAGCTGACAGGTGCACAACTTGTGCCGTCTCGTTCCCTGGTGGACATCAAGCCAGGGCGGTTGGAAGAGCATTACAGGGCCGGACTAGTCGTCCAGAGAGGCGAAGATTTGTTCATGCTGGCGAGGTCCAACCAGATGGAAGGAGACGTCACCGGCATTAACGTGAAAACGGGGGAGCTTGGCGACATCCTTGCACCCGGAGACGCGGAGAAAACCACCTGGTTCACGGGTTGGAGTGTCGTTGTTCCTCAGTTTGAGAGGATGGTCGAGATCCTTCGCTTTCCCTACCCCGACGAGCCCGTCGCAACTTAAGCCGACAGCACCGCTCGAAATCCGGCGCGTCGTCGACATGGCGCGCGACACCCAGCGCCATTGCCGACGCCGCGCCGCCGGTCCGCTGGTCGTTAGCGTTCCCAGTCGAGCCGCTTGAAGGCGCCGGCGACCACCGCCGGGTCGAGGCCGGCCTCCTGCGCCATCGCCATGGCCTGCACCAGCGTCGCGAAAGCCCGGGCGCTGCCGCCCTGGTCGAAGGCCTGCAGCGGCGTCAGCACGTCGATCTTGATCTCGGTGCCCAACTTCTCCGACGCCTCCTCGCTCAGCAGCTCGGCGATGGGCTGCAAACACCAGGTCGCCAGATGCCGCTGTGCTTCACGTACAAGCGGCCCCTGAGCGGCTGCGGCCCATAGCGCCGGCAGGACACCGAAGGCGGCGGAAATCGCTTCCCTGGCCGCCGCAAGGCTTTCTACGGCCATGCTGCGCTCCAGGTCGGGCGTCACGTCCTGGGGCTTCCAATCCGTCGCCGGCGCTGGGCCGCCGGCCGCACTGACGTTGACCGACTCTCGCAGCAGGACGCGGCCGCGCTGGCCTCGGAATGAACGGCCCATCGTGGTCAAGTCGGTATCGGGCGATTCCGGGAACGGAACGATCTGGCTGCCGATCGGCGCCAGCTCATAGACCTCGGCGAGCGCGCTCTCGACGGCCTGGAGCATGCCGGCCGTCAGTGAGGCCCGCCGCAGCGGGGCGGTGCCGTAGTACGGCGCCACGGGATCGGCGCCGATGCGGACATGCAGGACCTCGCCAGCCAAGGCGGTCTCCGCGCGGCCACCGCCGGCCTCTGAAACGGACACCCGATAGGCCCGCGGGATGCCGTTGCGCGTCGAGAGATCCCAGTCGGCACACGGCACCAGGCCGGCGCGGATGAGGAACACGGCCTCGCCACGCAGCGCCAGCGATCGGGCGATCAGTGCCATGGTGCGCCGGTTCAGCATCGGCGCGCCCTGCACGTCGGCGATGGCAAAGCCGTTTTCCCACAGGCTGACACAGCTCTGGGCCGTTGCGGTGAGCTCAGCGACGCCACGCCGGCCGCTGATGTAGCTCTCCCGCGCCGCCATGAGCTCGGCCGTGAAGCCGCTCATCGCCGATCGCTTTTCGGTCTCTTGCCGGCCGAAGGGCCACCACCAACGCCGCATCACACCCTCCGGAAATTGCGCAGCAGGTCGGCGGCGCCGCTGTTCTGCATGGCCATGGCGATCCAGGCCGGTGAGCGCTCCAGCGTCTCGGTGAAGACGTCTGGAATGGTGTGGCTCTGCGAACGGGCGCCGCGGATATGATCCGTGTCGGGCACCGAGTATTCGGCGAGCCGCCGGAAGGCCTCCAGGACGGCCGCCGGGACCTCAGCACCGTTGACGCCGACGGTGCCGGTAAACCTGTAGGGGCCCTCACCGGGCAGCTGGTAGCCGCCCAGGGGCGAGGCCAGCAGCTCCGTCGTGATCTCCCAGCCGGTGCCGGTCCAGCGCTCCACGGTGGCGATCGTCGCGGGCGCTAGCAGCGGCCGCCAGTCACCACAGCCCTCCACCACCCACTGAATGGTGCGCTCGCTGTAGCGCCAGGCGATCCAGGCCTCGATGCGCTGCCAGAGCATGTCGGCATCGAGCGCCGCCGCGGCGGTTGAGAGGCCGCTGGGCGGGTCGGGATAGGCCGCCGGGACGCCTTCCTGCTGCCAGATCGTCGCCGCCATCACACCCTCCAGCGCGCCAGTACGGCTGCCGGCGCAGCGACGATCGGCAGGCTTCGGGCGGCGACGCTGGTGCCCTCATAGGCCGGCCAGGACTGCACAATGCTGATCTCGACCAGATCGACGCCGCGCAGCGTCCGGCGGTTGCCATCCCACACCTCGCCGCCCGGCTTGACGCGGAAGCCGAAGCTCATACCGCCCAAGTCGCCGCGTTCCGCCAGTGCCAGAACGTCTCGCGCCGGGCCGGTGTCGGGGAGATCGAGATCGAACGCCAGGCCGCGTGCGTCTTCTGCCAAGCGCAAGGTGCCGCTCCTGGTCCGCGCCAGCAGGCGGGTGGCATCGTGGTCGACCAACGCCAGGATGTCGGCCTTGCCGCGCAGCGACGACGCGAAGGCGTGCGGCGCGATGATCTCGACCATGTTGCCGATGCGCGCCTCGACGTTGAACAACGCGGCGTGGCCTTCCAGACGCCGGCCGGCGGCCCGGATTTCGGCCGCCGCCGCTCGCCGTTCGATGGTCATCACTCGACCTGCAGCGCCGTCAGCAGATGCAGCTGGGCGAGCCGCGAGACGTTGACGTCCATGGTTGCCAGCGCCGTGAGCCGCAGCATGCCGGACTGCGCGTCCGAGTACGGATCGCGGATCAGATCGATGCCACCCCACATGCCCACAAAGATCGGTGCCACACCGCCGGCGGACGTGCTCAGCAGCGCCACCGTGGTGTCGGGTGTCCCGGCGGTCAGCGTCGCCCGCGTCGAGAGCACGTTGTTCGCAGCCGGGAAGTTCTTGAGGTGGAGATCCCACTGCGAGACTGCGGTGCCCGATACGAGGACGCCGTCCATGTAGGTCCAGGTCTGCGGGTGCGTGAGCACCTTCACGTCGCCCGGCCCGTTCGCCGAGTTGGCGCCCATGAAGGTTGCCGCGACGGTGCGAAACACGCCCGCGGATGCAGCCGCGCTGATCGCCGTGGTGCCGTAGCCGTAGGTGCTCTGTCCCGCGATGACACCCAGCGGCTCGCCCGATGAACCGGAGCCGTTGAAGACACCTGCATCGAGCACGGACTGCATGGTGCCGTTGATGTCGCGGCGAACGGCCTGCTCCAGCGCGTCGCCTGACTGCTTCAGGGTCTTGCGCGTCAGCTTGACCTGGATGCCGAGGTTCTGGTCCGGCGAGAGGGTGCGCTCGGTGGTGGCGAACACCGTCGGGCCGGCCACGTTGCCGGTTTCCGTCGCGGCCCAGCCGGCCGTGACACTGGACGTCGTGAGCGGAAACTCGACCAGGCCGGTGTCGATCGCAATCATCTGCGCGCCCATGCGAGCCGCCACCGAGTCCGGAAACAGGCGATCGATGACCGGCCGCACCTGCTTGGGATCGAATACGCCGCTGGCAACTGTTTCGCCGGCGCGGCGCTCCAACGCCATCCACGGCACCGGGACGCCACGATACCCGCCCCTGCTGCGCATCTCCGTCACGACCTCGGCGGTCGGACCGGTGAGCGCGGCACCCTCGTCCAAGGACAGCACGACCTGGCGCATTTCGAACCGGCCGATGAGATCGCCCCATTCCTTTTCGCCGCGGGTTTCCAGCTCGCCTTTGGCGTCGCGGCGTTCCTGATCCTCGGCGATCAGCGCGGCGCGCATGCGGGTCTCGTTGGTCTGGTACTCCTTGTCCAGGTCGGACATGGAGCGGGTTTCATCCTCGGTCGGCCTCTCCTTGCCAACCAGGCCGGCGAGTGCCTGTCGGATCTCCGACTGCCGCCGGGCGATCTTCACTGACTCAAGCATTGACTGTCCTTTCGTGAGGGGGATTGAAGGTCACGGACGAGGGAACGCCAGGCATCGCGCCTCGGATCGGCCTCGTCCCTGCCGACCTCGATGTGACAGCGACTGCATAGCGTCGCGAGATTGCCGAGCTCATAGGCCAGCTCGGGGTGTGTGCGGACGGGCTTCATGTGGTGCACCTCGAGCCTGCGGCGGGCGCCGCACTGCGTGCACTGGAAGCAGTCGCGCCGCTTGGCCTCGCGGCGGCACCAGGTCCATCGCCTGTCGTGGTGGGCGCGGCTCATGCCCACACCGCCGCGCGAGCCTTCTTCGCCGCCCGGCCGACCATCCGGGCGCCTTCGGCGACGGCAAGCACGGATGCCGATGCGGCATCGATGCGGCCATTGCTGCGCGCCTTGGCCAGTTTCAGGTTGTTCGCGGGATCCCGCAGGCAAACCGCATCGGCAAAGGCCGATCGCAGCAGCAGCGACGGCTTCGACCGCACACGGCCGTCGAAGCAGGCGCGCCGGAAGCGCTCACAGTCCTCGCCGCCGTCACGGAAGCCCTGGCCGCGCCACACCAGCGGCGCCCGGATCCCGGCCTTGTCGATGGCCTCGCCGAGCTCCGATTGCTTGTAGCGGTCCATCGTCAGGGCGGCGATGGCCTCGCCTTCAACGTGGCGCATCACCTCGCCCAACCAGGCGGCAACCGGCACCGTCTGGTCGCCAAGGGTGGCGAGCTCGCCACGGTCCTGCATGTGGACATACCGATCGCCGACACCATCGGCCTGACCGCGATCGAGCAGTGAGGGTCGTGAGGGAAACCACCCCTGAACCTCGAGCCGGCCGGTCTCGGGCCAGTAGAACGCCGCCGCCGACATCGAGGCGGAACCGCCCAGATCGATGCCGACGACGACGGGCCCGGCGCGAGACGGCGTGTCGGCGCTCTCGCATCGAAGCCATTCATCCACCGTCAAGAGCAGGTCGCGGGTCTCACCGCTGACCCTTTCGTTTCGGTTGAAGAGCCGGAACGACGTGAGCGCGCTGCCACCTCGCGCAATGGCGCGCCGTGCCTGTGCCTGCAGCCATTCCATGCTGCTGCCGATGCCGGCGACGGCACCGGGATTGGCGATCAGCAGGCTGTCGAGATCATCCGCCGGCAGGCCTGGTGCGGGACGATGTTCCTGCCGGTAAACGCCTTCCTGCTCATCGTCGAGCCACTTGCTGAAGGGATGCCCGTCATCGGGCGCCGACGTCGAGATCAGCAACGCGCGACCGCCGCGCTTGCCGAGACCGGACAGCAGCGCGTGTTCCAGGGCGTCGCCCTTGTCGCGCTCCCAGTGACCGCGCTCGTCGAGAATGGCCAACGTCGGCGCGCCACCAAGGGCCGATTTGCCGTCGGCCGGGATGACCCGCAGGACGTGGCCACCGCCGTCGCCCTCGAACTCGATTTCAAGCCGTGGCGCCCGACGGAAAGTCAGAGCCTTCCGGGTCGTGACCGGCAGGAAGCGTGACAGACCCTCGGCGAGGCTCCAGCAGACCTTGCCCTGGTCGCGATTGCGGGCGCCGATGACGACCTCGCGCTTCGGCTGCTTGCCGAGCTTGCCCAGCAGCTCCGCGAGCCCGAGGCCGGCCGCCAATGCCGTCTTGGCGTTGCCGCGTCCGAGCGACAACGCTGCCGCGGTGATGCCATCGGCCAAGGCGCCATCGACGAACTGCCGTTGGAAGGGCGCCAGGCGCAACCGCTGGCCGGCCCGGGGACCCTCGGGGACCCGCAGCCGCTCCAGGAATCGGACGGCCTCAGCGGCGCTCATTGAGGCGCTCGGGAGAGCGAAAGAAAATCCCCCCGGCCGGTGAGCGCCCCCAGAGCCTTCGCGGGCATTGGGACCAGAACAAAGTCGCGCATGCCATCAAGATGCGCGCCGCGACGCTCGCATGACAGCAGCCAGCCGGGACACGCAGGGACACAGCGCTTGACAGCGGCAAGCGGCAAACGTGCGCGCGCCAGTTTTTGAAATGACGCTCAGTGGCAGGCTTGGTGGCCTATTTCAGCCGTCGTCGGCTCGTCGCCGCGCCTGCACATGGAGTGAATGAACTACTGCTGTGCTGCCTGATGAGAGGAGAAAGGTGTTTTATTATATTGTGGTGGTTTTTCCGCCACGGTCGGGAGACGGCCTCATCGCACCAGCTTGTAGAGGTGCGGATCGCCCTTGCCGCGGCCACGATGGACGATGACCAAGCGCTCGGCGTCGATCAGCGCCTTGATCCGGGCACGCAAGCGCTCGCGGTCCCAGTTCAACAGCTCGGCCGTCGCCACCTGATCAATAGCGAAGGTAGCGTCGACGTGGCGATGGGATACGCGCAGCAGGTTGAGCAGCAGAGCGGCGGCGGGGTCGCTCTTGAAGGCAAGGATCTCCTCGCGGTCGGTCGATGTGCGCGGCTTCCGGCCGACCCAGTTCTTGCCAGATATCTCGTAGTTCCAAGCCGACGTCGCAACGTGCAGCACTTCGGCGTCGGTCATCGGTGGCACGCATTCCATGTTCATGGTCCTCGCAACATCAAGCAGGCTCTCGAAGTCATCGCAATGGCGCGCAGCACGCAACAACATCCGGAACAGTGTGTTGTCGCGCTTGCCGTCAGGTATGGTGCCCGCGTCGGTGCGCCGCGCCTCGGTGCGCATCTTCGGCAGCCGGTCGAGATCGTCCAGGCTGCCGCGCTCGATGGCATAGCGGCCCTTCGGGACCTCAGACAGAGCAGCCACCACATTGCCGGCGCCCAGGATGTCGACGTCAGGCAGCGGGCGGATCCTGCGAGCTTCGCCGCCGTGGCGGTAGTAGAGATGCCGGCCGCCCGATGGCGTGACCACCTGCAGCGGCGTTACGCCGTAGCGGCGCTGGATTTCGTCGACCAAGCGATCATCGGTCGAGTCGATATCGACGATCGTCAGTCGGTTGCGAAGCCCGGCGCAGAAGCCAGCCGCCATGATGTCGGGGAACTTCAACGCCAGCTGCGCCGAATAGGGCGCACCAACGCGCTGATACGCCGCCACAGCGGGTTTCTTATGGCCGGTGTCCGGGTCGACGGTTACAGGATAGGTCGCGACGCGGCGCGCGGCGTACATGGCCTGCAGCGCCGGAAAAGCGCCGCTCAT